TCATCTGGATGCAAAGTATAATAAAAGTAACGGTCGTCCCAATAATTAGCGGATTTTACATGCCATATATTATTTAATTTAATTAATTTACCTGTCATATTTAATTTATTATTTTGGTTTATATATTTCACAAGGAATAGTATCATTAAAATAATCGCCTTTTAATTTACATTCATAAGTTGTACTATTAACAGAAAATCTTTCTGAAATAGTATCTGTTCCTTTAATTTTTGTAACTGTTAGTATATATTCATCATTAACATATCCTGTATGCCATGTAGTTATAGGTACTTTTCCAATCATCATCATAGTTGAGTATGAATATGTATGTGCCGGTATAATATGCTTCTCTGTAATAATTCCATCATGTATTCTATGACATGAAGAAAATACAGTACATAACAATATATTTGAAAAGATAAGGATTAAATGTTTCATATTTAATTTAATTTGATTTCAAAACGATTTTTCATTTGTTCTAATTTATCAGCAGGTACTCCGTGTTCATTTATTCCACCATGTCTATTTTCTACTATAAGTGAAAATACTGTATAGCCATACTGTTTTGCTAATTCATAATAATTTTCCATTTCCCATTCTTGGGTAAATGTGTTTGACACTACGATTGGTGAATGTTCATACTTCATTAAATTTGCAACTTCATCCTTACACCACTTATGTGCGTCTTTAATCTGAGATGGGACAAACTTGTAATTACCTTCACGGTCAACAAAGTACATATCAGCTTCCTTATGACAATAGTCTTTACTAATTATTAATTTAGCTAAAGTAGATTTTCCTGCTCCAGGAAGTCCACGTAATAATACTAAACTTTTATTCATATTAATTTATTTTTTTATAAAATATTTTATGAGGATATTCTCCATCAAAAACATATTTAGTTACTGGGCATAACCACATTATATGTTGTGTTTTAAGATCTACATAATAACCACCTACTTCAATAGGATGTCCTACTTCTATTAGTAAATCTACAGGAGATTCAAATCCCATAATATCTAATACTCCATCTGAATCATCAATAGGTGTTTCTGATATTTCTAGTGTTATTCTATTACCATTATCTGATAATTTATCCAAAAATGTATCTGCTCCTAATACCATTGCTAAATTAGCTTTAGTACCTAAACCACTATTAATATACTCAGGTAGATCAATAAACCAACCTGTATTGTCTTTATAAAATGTATGTATCATATTTTTAAATTAAATTGTTATTAATAATATAATCAAATGCGGCACTATAAGCTTCTTGTGGTGAAGTATAATTATAGTTAGACTCGTCCCCTGAGTTAATAGGTAAAAGTGATTTAGATTTTAAATCAATAATATTATAAAAAAACTTATTATTTAATAAAGGATTTACTCCAACCCAAATACCATACTTTAATAATAACCATTCCACAACTTGCCATTGTTGATATTTGGTAATTACAAGATTACCACCAATCCCAATATCACTATCCAAATCTTCTAAGCGGCGATCAGTCATTTCAGTATATGAATCTTTAGTCATTTTAACCCAATATTTATCTGATTTAGCAACCAATCCTTTTTCTTTAAGTAATTTAGCTTGTTCAAATGTTATGTAACTTAGTTTTATTTCCATATGATTTATTTAAATTAAGTTAAATTCGGTTAGTTTATCTCTACTTTCTTCTTTATTTATATTCATCAAGTAATTCTGAACATTAGTAATGATTTTTTTATTATAAACACTATTTAAAAATCCTAATGTTATACATTTAGTAATAACATTATTTTTATCTATATTATTATTTTTAAAATCACTAATTGCAGATAATATTTGATTTTTATATCCAGAGTTTCCATTAATAAGATTTATTGTTTTATTAGTTAAAAAACCATTAACAACAATTCTTAATTGATGAACTTTAAGTCCTTTTTTAAATGTTATAATATACTCATCATAACCATTATGATTAAATAAATCACCAATTTTTTCATATTTAGCAATTTTAAAATTTATTTGCATAACTTTTTATTTCTAAGTAGTCAGGACAGGACTCGAACCTGTAAGATAACATTTCACTTTGCATCTTTCTAGTGTGTTATCTCCTTGCAATTGCCAGCGTCTACCAATTCCGCCACCTGACTAACGACTATTACTTCTTATTAAAAAAATCATAGAAAACATGGTATATCATTAAAAATACCACTGTTATTAATACAGTAATCATAATTCCTAATAGAATATCTGTCGATGTTTTTGTACATGCATATGCTGTAAAAGCAATAACTATAAATGTTATAATAGTTGCTATAATAGCTTTTAATTTGTTTTTCATAATGTTTAATTTTAAAATTTTAATTTATAATAATCTACTAACTAGCTAAATAATTTACCCAATCTTCTTTTGTTTTTGGTGCTTTATGATCAAACTTTTCAAGTATAGACCATGATGCATCACCATAATATCTAATAGTAATAGAACTTGTATTACTAAATGTAATTACTAATGTATCTATTGAATAACCTTTACCTCTATTGCTAGGATAAATCCACTTTTCTTTTTCTTCAATAGTACAACCACTATCTATTTTTTTGAAATATTGTTTTAAAGTATTTTTTGCAATATTTAATTTATTATTAATTATTACTTGAGATTCTTCATAAGCAATTTTTTCTTTAATTTTAACAGCAATTGTTTTTGCAGTATATGCTTGATATCTAGAACTTAATGTAAAAGGTAATTGGGCTTTTAAATCATTTGTACAATCATATATAGTTCCCCACGTACCTAAATTAATACTATAAATTTTAAATTCTACCGGTTGTATTTTATCTTTATCTTCTAATTTATCATTATACCAAGTACTAGCGGTTAATTGTTTTGTACTTTCTATAAGAGATACATGTGAACCAACGTTTAAATCAACTAATGAATCATATAAGTTAGTTATGTTTTTATTTCTTAATTCACAATCCTTAATTTGTTTATCTAAGTCGTTTTTTGCAGATTGAATATTTTTATCATAGGTAATTTTACGTTCAATCTCTAACTTTTCTTGTGCTAAAGCATTTTCTTTACGCTTTAACTCAATCATTTCTAATTCTGCTGGTGTTAATACTAATTCTGTTGTCATAACTTTTATTGTTTATATTATTAATAATTAATATATAGAGATTGACCATGTGATCAATTATAAGTAAATATACTAATATTATTTGAAATAAAAAAATATTTTATCAACTATTTTTAAAATTCTCGATTGAATATCAACTAGTTATATATATTTTTTATTATAATATTATAACTCATTAATAGTCAACTAGTTATATATAATAAAATACCCTAGAATTAACTAGGGTATATTTAATTTATTTTATATATAAGAATTACTTAATACCAAATATAACATTCGGACTATTTCCTAACATTGTAGTTGGATAAGCGCCATTCCATTTTTCAACTCTAATATACTCAATATATTCAGGTGTTAATGATAATTGTTTTAATTTAATTGCATTTGCTTCACCTGCTGCAGAAATAACTGCTTGAGCAGAATCACCTTTTGCGCGAGCAATCTTCTCTTGAGCTTCTGCTTCTGCAACTTCTTTTCTTTGAATTGCTGCTTGTGCTTCTTGAACTGCTTTTGTTTTATCTTCAATAGCTTTAGTAATTGCTGGTGGAGGTGTGATATTTGTTCTTAATTGAGATACTGTAAACCATTTACCAACTCTTTTATTACATTCAGTTATAATTGAAGTTTCAAATTCTGCTCTATGATTAAATATTTCATCTACTGTATATAAATTTGCAACATCATTAACAGAACTAATAATTGCATTACGTAACCAACCTTGCTCAACAGCTTTAATATCTACTCTTAAATTTTGAAACATCTGATCTACAGTTGTTGGATTAAGTGCATAGTTAAAACTTGGTTTAATAGTAACTTGGAATCCTCCTTTTGTGATAATAGTATTTTCTTCATAGTCAATATGTTGTTGATAAACTGGGAATTCGTAGTATTGTTGGGAGAATGTGTTATATAATACCCAACCTCTTTTATATTCTACTTTTGCCATACCTTTATTATCTCCAATATTATCTACTAAAATAGCAACTTTACCAGAATCTACTCTATCTATTGATAAAGGATTAAATAAACCACATAATGTTGAAATAAATAAAGCGATAACAACTTTTGATGCTGAACTTGTTTTAATCTTTCTGTCACCCCATTTATCTGGTTCACCATAATAATTCTGCGTAAATAATTTCATTACTAAACTTAAGATTGCTAATACTAGGATAAATGTAATTAATCCGATCATAATTTTTGTTTTTTATTTTTTATTTAATTAAATACTGTTTAATTTAATCTCACCATCTATAATAGTAAGGTACTCTGAATGTACATTGTTAAAGGTATCTACAAAGTAATATCTACCGCCTGTAGATTTTCCTTCATAATCAATATGTTTCATATGTGTATGACCTACAATTTGTATGTACTTCTTTTTTAATTCATGTTCTCTATTTGCTTTAATTAAGGCTACTGGTCTAATCCAAATAGGTGTTTGTCCAATATGATCTCCATAACCACTACGATCATATGGATTAAATTCAAAAGCTAATGGTTTATATTTGAATAATTCATTTAAATCTGAATCTACACTATCTATATTCCATCCATCTTTTCCAAATACTTCATCCATAAATTGATTACTTACCCCAGCATGTGAGAATAAAAAATTATCCATCTTATATGCCATTTGTAAATGATCTCTATTATCATTAATTACATGAACAATATTTGGCGCTAATCCACCTTGATAGCCTGAAGTTCCTGTATATCCAATCTCTGGGAAATAGTGATAGTCATGATTGCCGATAAGTAATATAACCTCAGTCTTATGTTGATTATCTGTACCTTCATTAGTAAATGAGGTTTCTTTAAATTCAATAATCTGTTTAAAATTATGAATCTGATCTAATCCAGGAATATCATATGAATCAAAATAATCTCCTAAAAAAATAACTCGGTCAGCATTTTCTTTTTGTACAATATATTGCCATATACCTCTTCCATGAATATCCGGAAGAATAAGTGTTTTGTGCATAACTAATTAATTTAAATGTAAATATATTCTATTATTTCTAGAATAAAAAATCTATTTCCAAAGTAATTGAATAGCTAATATAGAAAATCCAAGTGATAAACACACAATTGTTTTTAATGTTATTGGTTCTTTAAATATTAACCAACCTAATAAAGCAAATATAATAACGCCTAAAGAAAATCCAATCATTCTAGATTCCCAAATTGATCCATTAAATGCAGCAATAAAATTTTCTACTGACTTTATAAAAAGCCAACTAATGGGTATAGAAGCTAATACTATTAATACAGGATATTTTTGATTCAATCCAAACTTAATTGATGCTTGTAATTGTAGAAATGAAAATATCTGGCCAATTATACCATATATCACTCCTATTAATATGTGTTGTTTCATATAATTGAAATTAAAAAGCCTGGAATTTACCAGGCTTTATTTTTATTTATTTGGATCTAAGTATAGTCCTGTCGACATATTCCCTCCTTGCTCTTTTATACCATCTTTATTTACTAATTCGTATATACTTTTTTTAATTTCTTTAATAGATTTAATATATTGCTCTAATTGCTTTTTATCATCAGGGCTTAAATTAGATACTCTTTCTTTTAATGATAATTCACCAACTACGGGGATAGTATCTTCACTTGTAATAGAATCTGATTCCATTAAAGAATTAATTAACTTTGTGTATTCGATTGGACTTAAATAGTTCATTTGATTTTTATTAATAAATATTAGACATTCTAACAATTTCTTTTGCAACTTCTGGATCTTTGATTATGTGAACTTCAAAATCACTTTTAGATCCTGCTGACACTATTCCAGTATATCTCTCTTGTGTAGAATGCTTAACACAAGTAGTTGAATATCCTAATTTAACTCTTAAAGGATGAATTTGTTCTTTACAAACTTTACAAAATTTTTCTACACTTGCCATAACTATTTATTTTTTAAGTTTTTAATTTCTTCAGATGTTGCAGACTTATATAATAATATTAAAAATATTATATATATTGCAAATAAAATAAATCCTATATATTTCATATACTTTTATATTAATCTTCAATAACTTCTTCTACTTCTTCTTCAGTATCTTCTACAAATTCAGCAGCTAATTCTTTTTCAATAGCTTTTAACTTTGCCTTACTGATTTTACCATACCACTTTCTAGTATACTTATCAATACTCATCTCCATATTTTCTACGGCCATTAAATCAACTGCCATATTGTAAGGCTCTACAGAATATGTTTTACTTTTACCTGTAGTAGAATCATTCCATTCTATAGTTGCAATACACATAGGATTACTTTTACTATGAATTTCACAAGCTTTAATTGGATCTTTAGGAGTAATTGTTTTTACTAATTTCTTTTTAGTGAACCACTCTACTAAAGTTAATTTACAATTTACTAACATAGACTTTATTTTTTATTTTGTTTAATTAATATCTATTTATTTCGCAACAAAAGAATATGCTTACAATCTTTTCCTCTACCAAAACCATGAGCAGGACAAGAGCATGTCCATATACCAGAATTATTTACTACTGTATATTCATTATTTCTACTACCTGGTACTTTATATGTTTCTGTTGGTTGGATTATTTTCTTCTCTTCTTTTGGTTTAGAATATTTAGTTTCTCTAATCCACATAGATTCTAATTCTTTCCAAGAATATTGTCGATCAACTTTATTCCAAATACCATTAGCAATAATATACCATGTATCTGATATTGCTGATTGAAAACATATAGGAGGTAAAAAAGATTTATATTCCATAAAAATATTTTAATTAAAATTATAACTAGCTTGTTCCCACTTACCGTTAACTAAAGTTTCTACTACGTAATCACCATTCCATTTTCTATTTTCATTACTTGTTAACCAAACTTTATGAGTATCAGTTTTAATTTTTAATTCATCTCCATCCCAAGCTTGTTCTATAGTTTCAAAACTATTTAATTCTTTTTTAGTATATTCGTGTAGCATATTAATTTATTTATTATTTTGAATAATAGTCAGAATCGTCAATCTCTCTTTCAACATATTCTATTCTAATTGCTTTCTCAAAAACTTTTTCTTTAACTACTCCAATTTCTCTATCCTCCATACAAACTTGTCCTATACCATATTTAACACTCAAATCAATTGACTCATATTTTTTACATGCATCAGCATAACTATAAAAAGGCCCGTAAGTAGTACTTTTTTCATTTTCAAAATTAGGTAAACATTCGTCAAATCCATTATCTTCACTTATAACATTAGATGATTTTGTTACAAACCATATATTTGGCGATTGTCCATCACCAATAATTTCTGATGCTAGTAATTTAACTGCGCTATTAAAATTTTCAATAGGATCATATCTTTTTACTGTTGGTGTTTCAACATTATCTTTAATTGTATTTTTACATTTTTCCATATATTCTGACAATCTATTTTTAATTTCCTGTCTAGTTAATCCTTTATAAAGATTATCAAATTTACCATTAGATTTATATCCAAAATCTTGATAATTAAATATAATAATATTAACATGACCACTATCTAACCACAATGGTATTAATACATCTACTTTCCACAATCCACGTTTGATATTAGAAATAAATCCTAATCTTTTTAAATACGTTCTGTATGTATGAGTTCTATAAAATTCATTATTACTAATTGATTTCCATCTAGTAACAGTCTCAATTCCATCCATTGCTGCACATAATTCTTTTGTAGTAAACGTATTACCAACACCTTTAGAATTAATAAAGTTTTTTACTAATTGGAATAAATTTGGTTTTGTATTCATAACTGGTGGGTTTTTTGTGTTTTTTATTCTTAAATTAGCTAATAAAGTATTAATTTCTTTTTGTGCAATACGAGATATTTCGTGTGACTCACTACCAATATGCCATGATATAATTTCATTTTTTGATATATATCTATATTCTTTCCAATCATAAACAGTAAATACACTACCTAAATGGTTATCTAATTCAAGAGTCCATTCATATTGAACTTTATCCGTAATATCTAAAATAGTCTCATTAGCATTGTTTGTCTGAAATATAGTATCTAATTCAGATAATGTAGCTGATACTGTATAACTGTGAAATGAAGTACCTGAAGCGCATTTGTTTGTTTTTATTATCATAACTTTTATTTTTATAGTTTAGTAAATAATAGAATCTCTCATATTAAAATCGTCTTCTTCAAATTGAATAATTAGTTTGTTAATTTCTTCATCAGAACATATAACATTTTCTAAATATATAAAATTATCTATATTAAATAAATCATTCATACTTTAATTAATTTGATTATTGAAAGGTAAATATACAACAAATATTTCAAATAAAAAAATTATTTATAAAAATTGTTGATAGAGAATCAATTAGTTATATATATATTTTATTTATATATCTAAACTATTGAGTATTAATAAGATATATAAGAAAATGTTTTATTGATTATCAATGAGTTATATATATTTGTTTTTATAATATATAACTAGTTAAGTACTAATCTCCTATATATTTATTGATTAAGGTGTCGATTATTTGACGATCTGATTTGTCTAGTATTTTCTTATTCTGTATAGATTTGATGTAGTCTATATGCTTCTGGACCACCTCTACGCGCATTCTGAACTGTGTATGGATATTACTATTTTGAACTGCGAATTTATATTCTTTAGTAAGAACTTCTTTTAAATGTATTACTTTATTTTTATATACATTATCTTCAAGTTTAACTTTTTCTTTATTATCAAAATGAGCTTTTGCATCAGCAGCTTTTATAAGTGCATTTCCCATTTTAGTTAAAGTAAACTTTTTATAATCCATCTAATCTTTATTTGAACTATTATTTACTAAGTATTTAAAGATTGTTTTTTGTAGATCTGTTAGTGCTTGAGTATTTTCTCTTATTAGATCTGCTAGCCTATCTCTTTCTTCAATTAGGAGCATCATCATCTCATCTTGAAGTTTATCTATTTTCTTCTCTAGATCGTCATTTTTTTTAACGATCCTTTGATATTGCATATATGCAAAATATCCTAATAAAAATGCTAATATACCAAGTACTCCGTATTGAAGCGTGTAATTTTGAATGTTTGATGCAGCTACTGCGTCCATTTTGATAATTGTTTTTAGTTTAGTAAACTAGCGCGTCTAAATAATATAGACTCCCAATCTTTTGCCCAACTCATTAAATCGCTATAACTATTTTTAACAATACCTTTATCAATTAACTCTATCATAATCGTCACCCAAACTTCTCTTGGAACTATATGTAACTCTTTATGTTGTTCATTAGGTATAAACTGATCAGCTATTTCATCTAAGATTTCATAGTCTAACATAACAATAAATATTTAAGATATTAATTAAATTATAATATTAAAGACCTCTTTTAAACATTTTTTTGAGTCTCTTTCTGCAATTTCATAAGCTTCTATTTCCATAGGATTTTCAGCATCAGATAAAGTTTTTGATAGTATTTGATACTTATTCATGTTTTGTTTATAGTGTGTATACTCATGAATAATACTATTAGCTAATTCATATAGAGAATCATTATCTGATCTACTAATAAAAATAATTCCATCTATTTCATCATAGTACGCAATACATCCTTCAGTATAATAATCATGTTTTTTATATTCTATTTCTGGAAATATCTTATTATATTTAGATAAACCATAATTATTTAAACACCAATCTAATATTTTATTTGCGTGTCTTTTATTTGGTTTATTCATATTATATATTTTCTTCTATGTAAATCTTTTCTAAATGTTTTGGTGTTTTAGTATACTTGATTCTAAAATTAGATGGCATAGCATTTACTAAACGTTTATTACCATAAGGACTTTTATTTGGTTTAGTCCACCTTCTAGTAGATAACATATGATTATAAAAAAGAATATAACTATTTGCTTTCTTAATATACTGATCTATATTAACTTTTAATCCAAACTTCTTAATTAGTTTAACAGTTCTTTTTTCATTATCTAATTCTAAATCTCTACAAAGTCCTGCATGGTATTGTATATTAGAAACATCTTCTCCATTTAACCAATTATCTACTATATTCATAGATTCCATAGCAGGATCCCATAATTTAAACTTTTCTACCCATTGAGTAAGGTGGCAAAATTCATGGGCTAATATTTCAATCCAGTCTTTTCTATTCATAGAACATACTAATACTGGTCGAATATCATCTGATTCAAAATAACCTGAACATTTAATAGATCCAGATAGTTTAACGTATTTAGTTTTTCTTAAATCACATTTAACATTATATTTTTTACACTCAGACTTAACATAATTTACAAACTCTAATTCTTTTTTAGTCATATATTTTTTTTATATTTATGAAAACATAACTTTTAAAAATCTAATACATAAATTTCTTAATGTAAAAGGAGACTCTAAATTTTTTGGTTTTAAAAAATTAATAAAGTCGTATTGACGATTTGCTATTGATGCTCTTATTAATATGCTATTATCTCTTTGGCATCTAGATCCTACATTATGCATTTTACACCACTCATCTAAACTAGGTTGTGAGTTTGGAATATAACTACTCTTTAACTTGATATTACTATTATTCATAACTTGGTTTTTATTTAATTAAATTAATTATGTTTTCTAAAGTAGAGAATGAAATTGTTTGGCATCCTATACTAATTGTTTCTTTTATATAATCTACTCTACACTTATATTTTACATTAGGAATTTTTATATCATCTAAAATATAGTTCTTATTATAATCAATATATTTTTTTGCCTTTTCAATTATAACTGGCCACATTGTGTCTAAATTATAAATTGGAGAATTTGTTTTAAGAATTCCTTCGTTACCATTAGAAAAATTAGTAAAGGCAAAAGCAGGTTTTCCATATGATAAATTAAAAGTATCTGAAATTATTAAGCCATGATGAGATTGACTACTTTCTTTAGAAAACACTGTAAAGGCTTCTTTTGATTCAAAACCTAAATCTATTAATTCAGAAGCAAGTGCATTATATAAATGCCAAGATTTAGATTTAGATTCTATTCGTATATTTTTAGGTTTATCAACAGTTTTTATGTCAGATGGTCTACAATTCTTAATTGTACAATATAAATGTTTAATATTTTCATGAAGAATTGGAGAATCTACAAAACTATTTAAATCATTATTAAAAATATGAATATGATTTTTATCAATTTCAAGACTATATTCTTTTGATAATTTTATTTTTTCTAAAATAGCTTTCTTTTCCCATAATAATACTCTATCCTTTATTGATATAGCTGCAGAATTTGAATTACTTTTATACCCATAAACTTTAACAATATTAGCTGTTGGACAAGATTTATATTCTAATGTATCTTCATCAATATTGTTTAGTGGAAACCAAGTTTGAGGATAATCTCCGCCATTACCAGCAATTATATCTCCATTTGGAGTATTTAATAATACTAAACCTATTTCACCAGCTACTGTTTCTACTAACATTCCTGATTTTAATTCTGATTTTTTCATAACTATTTATTTTTTTGTTTTTTTATATTAGATAATGCGATAGATGCTTTTGATCCTTTTGGTTGAACTCCGTGTATTAATAAAGCAAAACTATTATTTTGACTATATGCTAATGAATCATCTGTATCAATTAATAAATTTAATTCTTTAGCTTCTTCTTTAGAGTAAACTACTTGTGCATATTTTAAATTATTTGTTTGTACTAAATCATCGTGCTTACCTCCAATACTAGCAGTTAATTTAAAATTTGTAGTACTATTAATAGGAGTAAGTCTATTTATCCAGTATGGTATACTTTTTGTATAGGCATAAAATAATACATTAGGATTATTTGCCGCTACTTTTAACCATGCATCAAAATAATTTTGATTAAAAAAATCACCTGATACATGTATACGTATAATTGTTGCTTTACTAGGAATTGATTTTTGTATTAAATCAACCATTGAATCTATATTATTCATTAGTGGTTTTAATAGATCAAAGTTATACCACCTTGCTTTTCTTACTGTTGGATATGTAGCTTCTGCCATTGCAGCGAAACATCTAAACTCAGTAAATTCTCCATCAGTTAATTTTCCAGTTTCTGGATTTGTCTTTGATAAACAATTGTGTGCAAATGGGCACGCCCAACCTGCAGGTAAAGAAAACGTAAATATTTTACTATTTAGTTTTTTATTACCGTTTTGAAATTTTAATAACATAATAAATATTTTTTATATTAAAAATAAAATATATACTAGGATATTTACATAAACTAATATAAAGTAAATGTACAACAATTATTTCAAATAAAAAAATATTTTGGAAAAATTCTCGATTGATAATCAATCAGTTATGCAAGTAGTTGATAATCAATCAGTTAGCGCAGTTGATTATCATGATGTTATATATATAGATTAAAAAAATATATAACTAATTGATAAATATAATTTATATAGTATCTATAAATTCAGATCCATCATCCGGATCATTGTAGTCAACAATATTATCTTTAAAGTGTACATCTCCTGTACCTCCTAAACCTAGATTTTTTAAATGCTCATAATAAAAATCATCTAATTGATATACTTCTTGTATATCATCTTTTATTTGAGGTGCATCTATTTCTGTACCTTCTATAGCTTGTAAAGATCTGTTTGTAAAAGGATTACCAATATATAAGAAATGGCAATTATAGCATAACCACTGTAAATTCTCTATTCTCCAATCAGATTTTTTACCATTCTTAAAATTAATTAATAATGGAGCTTTCATATCTGTTAATCTCTTTTCAGAATAATTACATGCTGAACATTGATAACCAAGTCTACCGTCAGTCATTAATAGTTCTTTTAATTTAACTATTCTTTTAGGATTGATAGGTTGATTCTCGACTAGCATTTCATCTAAAGTCTTTTTCCAAGCACCACCATTCCAACTTTTAGGTATACCTCTACCAAATTGATTTTTATGAAGTTCAAATAATGTTTTACCAGTTTCAGAATCAATATAACCTTTTGAATATTTTTTATATGTTATATCTGTAATACCTAACCACCTCGCAGCTTCTTTATTACTACGAGTATTTGCCATAGCTTCTCTAATTCTATCTTCTGATAATTGAAGTCCTCTATGCCACCAATGATCTGGTCGGACTCCTCTTTGCATCTTCTCTTTTGTAAACTTATGACTCATTTAACTTAGGATTTATTTGGCATAATACGTTCCATAATTCATATGGATTATTTATTATGATTTCTTCTCCATTATCAAATATTAATGGATTGATTGATGCATCAATATTAACTCTATCATAAAGATAAAATGCAATTATATCAGCACACTCTTTACCAAAATTCATAAAGATTAATTGATCTATAACAGTATAAAACTTTTCATCATAATTAGAAAAATCTAAACTTAGATCTGCATATAGAATATTTTGTCTTACATTCAGGCCATCTATACTATTAATTATAGTAAAGAATAATTCTCTTTTTTTATCGGACGTAGATTTTTTCTTTCTTCTAACAGTTACATTAGTATTTAATATATCTTCAACACCTAAACGGATAGATTTATACATGTTGTCCATCATTATCATTTTTCTTTCTTATAACTTTTTTTTCTTTTGTTTTTTGATTTATATCAGTAATTAAATTTTTAATGTTTGTACACATTTCAAAATCTTCATCTTCTATATACCAAATTAAACA